ACTGTCCTGAATTACAGAACCATTCAAAGTAAGTTTTATAAATGGATCTGCCCTTTGGGTATTGTTCGAATCAATCCCCAAAAAAGGCGCTAATGTATAAACGCCATCTTTGTCTATAGCAATTCTATTACCTGACAAACTAAGACCGCTTAAAGCGTCTTTTTCGTCTAGGGTGTCAAAGTTTAAGGCGGTTTGCCCCGTTGAGTTTAGTTGTTGTTGCGAGCTGTTTATTATCCTTGCAAATGCTCCTACAACAGTATTTCCACCACTACCAACAGGTTCCCAGCTTATTAGTGTTCCATTGTAAACATTGAGTTGGTTAGTATCTAAATTATAGATAACCTCCCCATCCTCTGGTGAAGTTATGGCGTTTCTATCTGCCTCGCTTAATTTTGGCGGTATAAACCTTGAAAACTCCATTAACAGATCACCGTAATTCTGTAAATACCGTTTGTTATGTTACCGTTACCTATTGCCTGTACAGTGTTTACTGTGTTGTTTATAATTTCAGCTTGAAACTGTTTATTATCCGAAATTCTTTTGATTTGAACAATAGTGTCCAAGGTATTAAGACTATGCGTCACCTCAAACGTTGTTTGACCGCCAACAAATGTCCTAGTAACGTTAGGATCAACACTAGATAAATCTACGGCAAATTTAACAGCTACCCCGCTTGGTATATTCGCTTGAACTCTTACCCAATCACTTAACGTGGCTGGATCGTCAACCTGAGAAATTAATAAATCCCCAGGCTCAACCGCCTCAGTAAAGAAATCCCCTCCTACAGTTACTATATAAGCGTCCCCCGTGGTTATTGCCCCTGCCGCCGGAGTCTCTAAATTGGGGTTGTTTGTAGTTGCATTATAACCGCCTTTGAAGTTTAAGAGTCCTTCAACATCTGAAAGAGTGGCAACGACTCTAACGTCTGTACCATCATAATACTTTACCCGGTCCTCTGTTGTGTTCTGCCAAATACGACCATCATATAAGGTTGCTGGGTCGGTTGCTAATTTCTCAAGTGACCAGTTTTGTAACTCGTTTTGGTTCCCGTCTATATGAACTATAAAATCTTGCTTTGCCATTAGTTTAAATATGCTTTGCCGCTAAAAGCGTTGTTAAATGTAATTGTAATATTTTCATTATCAATATATTCGACCTGACCCACTACTACCGTATCCCCCGTGTCTACAACCGTGACGCTAGGGAACTTACATAGTGAGTGGTTAATATTCCAAACCGTAGAAGCAACGCCTTGAGTAAATATAAACGTTGATGTGTTAATTATTACGGTTATGTCACCACCTGGACCACTTCCACCTGTTCCGCTTAATATTCGCCTTATATCGTATGTTTCGGAGTTACCTGCCATTATACCGATTTGGTTTTTTGTCCTAATTGCGCGTAAATTGTGCCGCTTGTGTTGTTCTCTGGGATATAAGTAAATCTTATAATCCTACCCATAAAATAAGAATCCCTTATTCCTATGGTTGCCTCATTCATTGGAAAAAGACCGTCATCCTCTCCATAATTAGGTATAACCGTCCAAATCTTAGTGCCTTGGTGGTTAATACTTTCTTCTACACATATTTTAGGGGTTCCGTTACCGGTTGTTAGCTGGAATTGAGCAAGCCAACGCATATCTTGCCCGCAATCAATCACAAATTCCTGCGAAACTTGTTCAACTGTTGCATCAAGATCATCAAATATGATAAAAGACCTCATAAACCAGCGTTGTAGCTTAAATATTGACCGTTATAATCCGGGTAATTAGTGGAATTATCACAAATATACCACTGTATTTCCCTTAAATTTTTTATTCCTTCGTTGTATGACTCCACAATATTATACCCACTATAAAATGGACCTTTAGCGGTTTCATTGTCATTAAATACAACCCCGGTATTGGTTTTACTTACTGCTAAATCTCTAATAATATAAAAGTAAACAACCTGAACCAATGCCTTAACCATTCCTTCGGATTGTCTTACACAATTATTATTATCTTCTTGAAATTCGTTGTAAATGTCTAAATATATTTGTGATTGTGGAACCCCTCCCACCAAATCAGCAATAAATAATTTATACAGCTCCGCACCTAAACAATTAACTAAATATTCTTTTTCATACTTGTCCAAGTATAATTGCTTATCAAAATATTTGTTATCGGGTAGTTTATATTCCCCCGTAAAATCCGAAAGCTGTATAATATTACTCATTTACTTTTTTTCTTCTTCTTTTAGGTTTTTCTTCCTCCAATGTCTCGGAGGCGTGACCGTTTGCAATTAATATTTTTGCAACTTCATCGCTGGGGTTGTACTCCTTGCCCTCTTTTAAATACTTACTCCCTTTTTTACCGTATATTTTCATATTGATAATGGGGAAGGTGTTACCCTCCCCCGTTTAATTATTAAGGTGCTGCAATAGCCGCTTTATCTGTTGAGAATGTACCTTTAACAAAGGCGTTTCGTTGGTTAGTCTTAACAACAACCGCACCCCTCCACTCTGCTCTAAGAGTTACAAGGTTCTTGGTGAAATCGTCATTTTCATACCCTACCTGAATAGAAGGCGCTTCTTTCTGATACAAAGTGGCCAAATCAAAAGCCCCAACCATATACTCATCTTCTGGAACTAAAGTGGTTTCAATGATTGGCACACCGTCCAATGTCATTTCGGAACCAGTATTTAACAATCTTGAAACGTAATCTTTATCTGTGTCACTTCTTTTCTCGGTCTTAAGTACTGTTACGTCCGTTGGGTTCATCAAGATATAATTAGCCATTTCTTGATCAGCTAACTTAATTTGATTCATTGCAACAGTCAAAACATCTACGTTGTTAGGGTTAATAACTTCATTAGGTTGACCAGTAGCAAAAGAACCAGGGACGAAAGCACTCGCAACAGTTCTAACACCTTCTAAGTTAGGTGAAACACCGTCACCATTATAAACTTGAGATTCAACCGCTTTTAAAAGCTCTCTAGTTAATTCGTTTCTAATTTCAGAAGCCATGAAAGAAACATCATCTAAAGCCTCGTCAGACACTTTAATATAAGCCGTTGTCTTTTCAACCTTGTTATTACCTACAACTAAATCAAAATCGATTTGGTTTTTAGTTGATCCCTCGGCTGTCTGACCTGCAGCTCCGTCTTTGTTAGCCTGAGAAACCCAGCTAATAAGGTTAGATTCTGCCGTACCTTGAGAAAGGATATTTAAAAGTCTTACCCTTCTAGATGCAATTGTGTCTAGTCCTGCAATTCTTTGTTCAACTGGTACATTTCCTCCGGAAACATTAGTTGAAAGTAAAATTGTATCAGGCGCTTTAAATTTAAGCTTCCCGGATCCGTTTGATTTAATCTTAAGAAATTCCTCTTTAGACTCTTTGAACTGGTCAATTAAAGACTTTTTAGAAACTTTCTTTGAATCTTTGTTCATAGCTTTAATTGCTAGGCCGTATTCTTTCAAAGTTTCGTTTAGTGCTTTTTGTTGAGCAACTAAATTTTCCTTTAATTCGTTTTTAAGGGTCTCAACATCTTCCTTAGATGCCCCTTTTTCTTTAAGGCTTGAAATTTCAGCCCTTACTTGATCATTGTACTCGTTAAATAATCCGGCTTGATCTTCTGCCGATTTTTTAGCAAATTCTTCTTTGTTTACGCCCTTGGCGCTTAAGAAGTCGTTAAAATCTTTGTGCATTACTTTAATATGTTTTGAAATAATGTTGGCGCGCTTATTGTTTCTTTCGGCTCTTCGGTAAAAGTGGATTTATCCGGCTTATATCCCTTAATGAGTGAATTATATTGAGCTTGGCACACCTTTAAAGCTCCTTCAAGTCTGTAAAATCTTTCATCTGTCCCTCTTCCATTTCTTATTTCTGAGGCAATAGCATTCATTTTTAAATTAAGCTTATCCAAGTAATCCAAATGCTCACCTTTTGCCACGTCTAAAGTTGGCGTAAGTGGATTTACTCCAAAGGTAACGGCTGAACCCTCCCATAAATCAAGCTCAGTAATATTGTAAAAGTCTAAACCGTCCCGGTCTACCTGTTCAATCTTTCCGGCTACATATTGAAACCCAATTGAATGTTGTGTAATTATCCCGGCTTTATAGTCTTCTAGTGCGTCCTGACCATCTGTAGACTTACTTAATTGTGCAACTCCTACTAGTCCTTCGTTTGTCTCCTCTAAAGATATGAATTTACCTATAGGCTTGTCAAAATCATGAAATCTAAGGAATGCAATCTGACGCGGGTTTTGGCTCTCTGGCCCTCTCTCCTTAATAGACTTTGCAAATGCTCCTTTTCTAATTACATCGTTTGCATTATCTACATTGTCAAAGTGCGCAAGCATTATCTTAACTCGCCTTGTGTCATCACTTACATCTTTAACGCTAATATTAGCACTTGACTTTGATTGGAATATATTAGTTTGCTTCATCAATGCCGTTGTTTGAAACAATCAAATTAACTTGATCGTCTGTAAAATTATATTTTTCTTTTAAAAGTTCTTTTTTGCCCTCTGAGCTTATAGGCATATTTAACACAATGTTAATCCCTTCCATTTCTGTCTTATCCTTCTGGGCTTCCGCTTGCTTATCTTTTTGCAATGCCTCAACCTTTGTAAAATCTTGGCGCATCCTTACCGGTTGTCCTGGAAAATGATTCTTTACTAAATAATTAGTATGAGCTTGGGCAATTTTATTACTTAAAGGTATTACTACATTAGTATACAGCGCTTTTTCAGCCTCTAACCTATTATTAAAAGTCTTATTTGCTGGATCATTAAATAGTGAAGAATCAAGCCCGAAAACATTACAAATACTCCTAAGAGTTACAACGCCTTTTTCAATTAATTGTAAATCTTGGCTACTCATAGCCAATTTAATAAAATTAAGATCTTTGTTTACTACTAAGGTTTTTCCAAAATTGTGCGTCCCTCCTGCTCTTTGTTGATAAGAGCTTTGGACCATTTCCGCTTCCTCTTGGCTCATCGGTCTATTACTCTTATCTGTGATTAAACCGATTGCCCCCCTATTTTCCAATAAAACAGTGTCAGCATCCCAACGGTCATTTCCAACTTTCACGGCTTTTGCCGCTACTTGTATCATTGACAAGCCTAATAAACTATCCTGAACGTTGTTGAATCCAGGGTTAAAGAATCTTATATGTTGAAGCTCTTTATTATCGTATTTTTCTTTGTTGGTCCCAAAATTAAAGCAATAATAAGGATCCGGAAGAAAGAAATTCTCTGTTGACTCAATTGTAATATTTTGACTTGGTAAAACGTCTAATGATTGATATCTACCGCCTAGGTCCTCCCCTATCATATAAGAGTTACCAGTTACTAACAAGTAAACTAAATACATTTCTTGGATATCTTCCCAAGTGTATTGTTTTAATGGGTTTGGACTCTCTAAAAGGTCGTGTAAAGTAGAATCCTCTATTTCTTCCCAACCTTCCCCGCTTTTACGTTCTAATATCCAAGGAGTAGCCGTTGAAGTCTTAACAATCTTAGATATGACGCTAAATATATCGATATTCTCTTCATACCCTTTATTAATGTAAGCTTCCTGAGACTGATCGTAATACCTAGGATATAAGCCGCCAAAGTATTTAAGCAGATCACCGTTGTAAGAATCTGTTAAAAGTGGCTTTCTTTTAAAGAAGTTTGAAAATAACCCCATAAATAAATAATATTTAGGCTATTGCTAAGCCTGTTTTTTGGGTTAATTCTACAAAAGCATATCTCATTGCATCAATTATATGGTTATTAGCGTCTACAGGCACTCCTGCGCGCTTATTATTCCAAATATAATTATTTAATTCAAACTTTGTAAATATATCGTTAGACTCGACGCAAATAGTAAAGGCTTGAATGTCTTTTATTCCTGCTCTAACGCTTCCCGGTCCTTTCTCACATTCTACAATATTAAAACCAGCCTCATAGACTTCGTTTATAATTCTTGGCTCTGCTAGGTCTGCAACTATTAACTGATTTCTTTCACAGTGTTTTGAAAGGTTGTTTAATATCTGCTTTGTGTCTTGCTCTTTTTCATAATATAGGCATTTGACATATAATTTGTAATTCTTTTTGTCTAATGCAACTTTTACTAATACCGTAGGATCTGGGGACCATCCAAAATCCATCCCGAAAATATAAGGTAATTCATTATTAAAATCTTCCTCTATCCAATCGGTAAAAATTGCCCCCTCTGGTTGTAGTTGCCATTTACCTAAATAAATATGTGCGTACTTCTCCGGGTTTCGTTCCTTCATCCTCTGAGCCTCATCAATAAAGTCTTGGGGAAGGTGTGCAAGGTTATCAAAGTAAGTTGTATGTATGTGATGTACATCTGGGTGGGTTGATACTTGGACATCAAAACCGTCTATATTTACAGTCTTGTATGAATCCTTAAAGTAACGATCCCAAATAAAGTGTGTCGCGTCTGCTGGGTTCATTATGATTATAACCCTGTTTTTTACTTCTGTTTGCCTTACTGACTGGCTTAATTTCTCGTAATCGTCCTCGACTCTCCATTCCTCGCCCTCATCCATAACAAAAGTCGAAAGTCCTTTGATACCTTTAAGTTTTGCGGTCTGGTTTCCACTTTGGGCCTTAATACCTCTAAACTTTACAACTGAACCACTGAGCTTGTTAACAATATCCTTTTTGTTGACCTGAAAAAATTGCTGCATACCCTCTCGTTCTATCTTGTCGATAAACTCAGGAATAACAGAATCAAAAGCATTGTCTAAGGTATAACGGGTATAAAGTATAACATGACCTTTTTTAAAGGAAAGGCGCATAAGCCACTTTGTTAATTCAAATGTCTTAGCGGCACCCCTCCCCCCGGTAACAATCCAAAATTTTTTGTCAATGCCCTTATAAAGGTCTCTGTATGCTGGATTGGTTTTACTTAGCAAACTTGTTTTTTATTTTAGCCAAACAAAACCCTAAAACTAAAGGTATTACAACAATAAATATAAAAGGTTTTAATAAAATCATTGCTTTGGTTTATAGGTGTAGTTAAATTCTGTGTCGTTGAATCTTCTTTCTACTTTCTTCTTCCTAAAAAGTATCTTAATAATCTTTATTACTGACCACATAAGGCCGTAAAGTAATAGCCCGATTATAGTTATAATAAATAGTTTCATGATTTAGCTTTTAAAAGTTGCAATATAGCTGCATCAATGCAATGAGGGCAAATCTTGACCGTTTTACTAGTCGTACACTCAAATGCTTCGCTAAGTGTTTCAAAGTTAAATAAAGTGGTGTTAATCTGTTTACCGCATAAAGCTCTCTTAATGTATGGGCCTTTATTGTGGTTTTCGTTTATTATGTGCGCTATTTCTGACATTATTCAAATTGGTTTAAAGCGTATTTAACAACGTACTTCCTTCTAACCGGGTTTATTATGTCTACCCTTGGGATCTGGTGGTCTATTGTGTATTTACCTTTTTTAAATACCACATCAAAGAAGTCTCTCCATTTATATTTTTCTTTCAAGTTATCCCCAAATTTACATGGGGTAATTGTTGCCTCTATTCCTAAGCCTTTTAACTCCTTGGTTAATTGGTCTATTGCTTGTTTCTCTTTATTCATCTTCTTTTTCCAACCAAGTACTTAAATCAATACTGCCAGTTCCGTTTAAATTAATATCCTGCTCGCTCTTTTCTTTCTCACCTAATTGTTTCATTCTCCAAATAGATGAAGCAGCATTAAATTGACCTTTTAAGGCTTGTTTGTTGATTCTTGATATTATTATGTCCTGAATATCTTTTTTATAATTACCCAACACGTCGAACTTATCAAGTAAATAATAAAATGTTGAGTTCATCATATTAACTGATAAATAAGCATCCTGTAAACACAGTATTTTATTATCTTTTATAGAATTATGTAAAATTTGGTTCATTATTTTTATTGCTTCTTCCTTAGTCCATTTTTCTGCCGCTTTATTACCTTCTATAAAAGGCTTTGGGTTATCCTCTGGTTTTATTTTTTTATATCCTTTACTCATATCATTATTTTTAACTGGGGGTCTTCACAATAAATATTACTTTTTTTCATATTATCATTTGACCACAAATGTAGTCATCTAATTCAAGTAGTGGTAATCCTTCTCGGTCACACATTACACAAAATTCAGCGTATTGTTTCGCAACACTTTTGCTAACAAT